GCAATACTATTTCTAGCAATCTTTGCACTATTAATAGAGTTATCTGCTAAATCTACTGTTGTAATTGTTCCATTTACTATTTTTGCAGTTGTAACAGAATTATCTGCTAACTGGTCTGTTGTAATCTGAGCGTCATCAATGTGCTTAGTAAGAATACTATTTTGTGCTATTTCTGTCGACCCGACTGCGTTTGTTGCTATAGCTGCAGAATTAACTGCGTTAGCTCCTACATCTGTTGTAGTTGTAACTTGGCTTATAACAACTTCTATGTTGTTTGTTCCAGCTGGAGGTGCTGCATCTAATACAAGTGTAGACCCACTTACTGAGTATGTTGATTTAGGTTGGTATACACCACCTATAAATACATTTGTATTTTGTTCGTCTCCTGGACTAATTGTTAATGCACAGTTATAAGGTGACCCTGCACTAATTAGAGTATCTCCACTAAAGGTTTTTACTACTTGAGTTTTACCTGTAACTACACCACCAACTACATAAACTATAAGTTTTGTATTTGCTGAAGGTGCTGTGCCAAATACTATATCTGAGCCACTTAGTGTGAAAGAATCTTGATTTTGATATACACCATCAATAAATGCTATTACATCTCCTTCGCCTGTTGGAGTTTGTCCTAGTGTAAAACTTGTTGTAGAACCATTTGGACTAAATGAATTATGCCCGAATGCTCCACCAGTAGTAATACTTTCTAGTACCATGAATTCTATTGTTGAACCATTTGGAGGTGCTGCACTAAATGTTACTGTGCTGCCACTTGTACTATAACTTCCTTTCTGCTGATATACACCATCAATAAAAATCCATGTTAAATTTTCATTGGTTATTGTTATAGAAGTATTGAAAGCTACAGTTGAACCATTTCCACTCGCAGAATGCTGAGATATGGTCTGATTAAGACCGACCCCTCCGCCTCCTCCAGAACCACTAATAGTGACGTTCGAGGCAGATGTAACTCTACCGTCTACATCAACAACTATCTGAGGAGATGCAGTTGCAGAACCATAAGTACCTGCTGAAACTCCACTTGATGCTAGTTCACTTGAGCCTACTGCTCCAGTTGCTATCTTTGCTGCTGTAATTGCATTATCAGAAACTGAGCCTCCTCCTGTGCCGTTTGAAGCTGCAGTAATACGACCGTCCGCATCTACTGTTAAATCTGTGTTTGTATAAGACCCTGCACTTACTGATGTTGCAGCTAGTTCACTTGCTCCTACTGCACCTGTTGCTATATGTGTAGCGGTTACAGCATTTGCTGATAGTCCTGTTGCAGTTGAAGTAAAAGTAATTGTATCAGTACCTGCTGCAGTTGTTATAGACATTCCTGAGCCAGCAGCAAGAGTAAGAGTATCAGTATCTGAGTCTGCTACAACATCACTTTGTCCTGAAACTGATATTGTTTTGAAAACATCTTCAGTACTACCACTACCACTAGATACAGTACCGAAAGATAAAGTACCTGAGCCGTCTGTTTTTAATACTTGTCCACTACTACCGTCAGTTACATTTAGTTGGTCAATACCAATTTGGTTATCGTCTATATGTCTAGTAAGAATACTATTTGATGCAATCTTAGTTCCGTCTATTGCGTTGTCTGCTACATTGCCTGTTGCAATCGTATTTGCTGCTATTTTTGCTGAAGTTACTTGAGCGTTTGCTATATGTGCTGTATCTATTGAACCATCTACATACTGGTCAGAATCAACTGAGTTTGCTGCCATTTTTGCAACTGTTACATTTGAATCTGCTATTTTTGCAGTTGTTACTTGACTAGCTCCAATATGACTAGTATCAATACTACCGTCAACGAGCTCGCTAGAGTCTACTGAGTTTGCTCCCATTTGTGTAACTGTTATACTGCCGTCTGGTATTTGTACTGCTGTTACTGAGTTTTGTGCTATTTCTGATGAGCCTACTGCATTTGCTGCAATTTGAGTAGATGTTACTGCATTTGCTGCTATTGCATCACTTGTTACGTATGCTGCAGAACCCATTAATCCATGAGAAGAACATTGGTAAAAAAGTATTTGAGGAGTTGTAGCGGAAACTACGATTTGAGTATAAGCGCCTGAAGAACCTGGAGTTCCATTAGTGGTAACTCCTGTAGTATATGCTGTTGTCTTTGCTGCTTCTAAATAGAATCTAAAAGGGTGTCCTGAGTTTGTGGAGTCTGCTTGGTCAAACTTATAAGTATTACCTGGAATTAATAATAGGTAAGGAGATTCTAAACCTCCTATACTATAACCACTTGAACTTCCATTTCCATGTTGAGGGTGAGCAGTAGTCTTTGTAATTACTTTTACTTCATAGGTTTGAGTTTCATGAATAAATACACCTTGTGGTCCATATGCAAGTATACCGTCAGCTGAATCGCTACCGTCTACGTGTTTACGAACGAAAACTTTTCCGTCTTTTGTGTTGATTGCAATTTCACCCAGCTCTAAATTACTAGTCGTAGGTTGATTGCCCGAGGTATTTGACCTCTTAAGTTGAATGGTCTGTGCCATATATATGACTCCTTATCTTGTCCTATTTAGGAATTAAAATGTACCGCCGTCTAATGTGTTGGTGTACTCTAAATCTGTTCCTGATGAGTTTAATCTTAATAATTGATGTGCGCCACCTGAAGAAGCTGCTAATCTTTTATAACCAGCATCGCCTGCTTTACCTATCAGAAGGTCTCCCAAAGCCGTAGTTGTTATGCCTTTAATTCTTATTGAATCAGAGTTGTCTTCTATTGTTATATCATCAAGAGTTACATTTAATGTATTTCCTGATTTAGACATACCAGTTCCAGCAGTTATTTGACCTGCACCTGAGAACTGTGTGAATGTTAATGAAGTACTATTTAAACTAATAGTATCATTTGTAGTAAGTACGAAACCTTGGTCACCGTTAACTGTACCTTCTTCAACAAATACAAACATACCTGAAGTAACATCTGCACTTGTATTTGCGTCTATTGACCTAGAAGCTGCACCACTTGATGCTACTACATAGATACCATTTTCAGAAGCTGTTGACTGATTCTTTAAAAGAACTCTATCGCCAGTTGCTAAAGTAACGCCGTCTATTGCATCATTATTTTCTAGTGCACTACTGATTACAACGTTAGCTGTAGAAGCTACTCTTACTGAATCTTTGATATCTAGAGACTGTTTAACAGCGTCTACATATTCTTTTGATACTAATGAATCTGTTGTAAATCCAGCTCTATCTTTGTAACCACTTGGTACTTTAACTGTTCCTGTTCCATTTGGAGAAAGTACTAAATCTCCATTTGAATTAGTTGTTGAAACAGTATTTGCGTTAACATTTACATTGTCAACATCGAGGTCACCAGTGATGTCCATAGCCGCTGTAAGCGCTAATGTAGTACCATCAAAAGTAAAGTTAGCATCATCTTCAATTTCTCCTGAAGTACCAGCTATAACAACTCTATTGTTTGTTAAGTCAGAAACTTTTAAAGTAGAAGCAGTTGTTGAACCAACACCTAAACTTCCACTAATATCGGCATTACCATTTATATCAATAGTAGTCGCTGTAATATCAACTTCTGTGTCTGCTGCGATTGCTAATGTGCCATCACTTGGTGACGAAACGCTTAGTGCTGAATCTCTAAATCTAAGAGCCATTGAGCTATTAAGCATAAGAGCTGTATCAGCAACGTGTGTTAATGTTACGTCATTATCTGCACCAAATCCTAAGACTGCTGAATCGCTATCTAGTTTTAAATCATTGCTGATGTTAACTGAAGTAGAAGCATTGATATCTACTATAGGAGATGTTATTTCTACTTCTCCATCTGCATCAATATCTAATTGACCGTCTGCACTTGATTTAACACCTATTGCACTATCTCTGAATTGTAGTGCCATTGCTGAGTTTAGTCTTAAACCTGTATCAGCAACGTGTGTTAATGTTACATCACCGTCTGCTCCGACTGCTATAACTTGACCATCAGTATTGAATTCTACTGTAGGTGCTGTTATTTCTAATTGAGTATCTGCAACTATGTCTAGTTGTCCGTCTGCTGTTGAGCCTATAGATAATGCACTATCTCTGAATTGTAGTACATTAGTAGAGTTAAGTAATAAACCTGTGTCGGCAACATGAGTTAGGTTTACTTCACTGTCTGCTCCAAAGTTAAGAACTGCAGCATCAGATAGTAGTGATACGTCGTCAGCAAAAGTAGTATCTTGGCCGATTACTACTTTTTCACTTGAATTTGTTGTAACTAATTTTATGTAAGAATTTGAGCCCTCTGTAAAGTCTACTGAAGCTGCTTCATTATCTTTTATTGAAAATGCATTTGTCTGTGCACTTACATCTACTGTTCCACTGTGATTTACAGTTAAACCAGCATTTGTAGTTATAGTAAGAGCCCCTGTTGAGGTCATAGTATTACCATTAAGTTGTAAGTTGTCAACTAATAAGTTATCTAATTTGCTATTACTGTCTACAATAAGTGCAGAACTTGCTGTTAATGTTCCAGGAGCATGGTCAGCTAGGTCGGCAAAGTATTTACCACCTATTACCAATACTGAACTATCAGCAGGATTACCTACATATAGTCTAGAACCACCATTACTATTAGTACCCGCTCCACCAGTATACGCTAATTCACCTGCGTTCAGACTGCCGGGAGCACTGGTACCAGTACTTCTTTTAATTTTAATTGTTGTTGCCATATTTTTTCTCTAAATGGAGTTAGAAACTCCCCGCATCTACTGTGTCCATGTCGCCTGTTGCTTGTGCTAAGGGTACGAACTGGAATACATTATTAGATGTTTCTCTGTAAACCTTTAATTGGTTGTCGTTTAAGTCGTAGAAGAAGTCTCCTTCTGCTAAATTTGTTGTACCTGAATTTGGTACGTCATTACTTCTAAAGTACTGGTCTGCTAATTGCTCTAGTGCATCTTGTACGTTAGTTCCTGTGATTGTGTTATGAGGAGTAAAAGCTAGTCCTGCAGCAGTAAATGATGCTGTAGGATTAACTGCACTAACACTTACTTGAGTAATATCTTCTACTACTGTAATTGTTGTTGCCATTTAAAATGTGCTCCCGTCTAAGGTATCCATGTCACCTTCTGCTTGAAGTACGGGTTGCCAGCTCCCACTTCTATAAACTTTCAATTGATTTGTGTTAGTATTGTAAAACAAATCTCCACTATCTAAAAATGGTTGAGTTTCTACTGTAGGGTCTGCTGCTCCTCTACCAAAATTAGATTCTAACTGTTCAATAGCAGATTGAACATTTGTTTCTGTAAGAACATTATGAGTTTCATTTGATGTAGCTATTGCTGTTGCTGAAATAAAATATTGCTCTACTGCTAAGGTTGTATCTATGTTTTCTGTATTTATAGTTATCTGTTTATTTTCTACAACTTCTGTTACATTGTTTTTAGTAACTCTAGCAATTACAGTTGTTGTAGATGTTCTGCCTAAACTCATCTTGTTACTTCAGGAGAAACTGTTAGAAGACCTTCTATAAGTCTTTGTACAGTTGAACCTGTATATAGTTCTATGTCATAAAAATATTGCCCGACTGCCATATTTGTTGTTGTACCAAATGGTAAACTAGCTGTAAATATACCGCCACTTGTATTTGTAATCGCCGTCGTAAAAGTAGCTGTTAGTGTAGAAGAATCTTTTGTAGGACGCACTTGTCCACGCACACTAAAACCACTTAAGCTTTTTGCACTTCCGCTTTCTTGAACAGTTAGCTGTAACGAAAAATCACTGCCCTGATCGACTTTTATATCATATTTTCCTGCACTCATAGTTTGTTTTTTGAACCTCCGATGCTCTAATTATAACAAAAAAATTAACCTGCTGTCAAGAATTATTTTCTAGAGGGGTATGGTAGATTTGTTAAGAAGGGTATTTATCCTTTACTGCTTTTCTAGCTAAATAGAATGTTCCTGTTTTTGCGTCTGCTCCAAACTTACCATTATCTATATCGTGGTATAATAAGTCTAGTTGCTCTCTGATTATGGTATAATATTGAGCTCTTTTTGCTGCTGTGTTATCCCCTTTAGTTAAATTTATATTCATTCTCCGTACCTCTTTACTATTACTTTTACTGCGCTATGAGTTTTGTAGTATGCTTTTTTAAATTTTATTGCATACTCTCCTGGCTCTTGAGTAGTTAATGTTAATGTAGTATCTGACATTGTTCCCATAGACTCTCCATTTCTGAATACCTCTGTACCTGCAGGTAATCCTGTAACATTTACTACTTCATCAATTGCAGGGGTTAAAGTAGAAAATACACAGTTAAATACTGATTTTTCTACTAAAGCAGTAGCATCGCTATTCATATAAAAGTTTTCGTCTGGGTGATTTGCTATATCAAGTGCTACATGTGAAAGTCCTAGTTCTGCTTGTGCTGTTTTAATTGCATCAGTGACCTCTGCTGTTGTAGACCAAGCTATGTCTTTATCACTTTTGTAAAATATATTGTATATCATAAACTGTCTCCGTTTAAAAAATTTTCTGCTGTAAAAATTATGCAGCTCCAATAATAAAAAGCTTCATTTCTTACTTGAGTGTCTGTATTATCTACTTTAATTCCGTTTGAATTTTCTGCCTGTCTTGCTGCTGTATTTTTTATTGTTATTGTGTTTGTTGTTGTTCCTGTTATTGATAACCCAGATTGTGCGAAAGTACCAGGATAAGTAATTTCGTCTCCTTCGTCAAATACATCTTCTTCTGTTCTTTGTGGTTCTTCTCCATAATAACTAAAAGGAGGATAAGTTACAGTTGCTTTTCCATTAGAATCCATATCATCATGAGTACTCCATCTAATTGCATACGCTGGTACATATCCTAAATTATGTGTGATTGTTGCTGTATGCTGACTAATCGTTGCGTTAGGACTTACAAAAGTATTAGTTCTAGTTAACTGTGTTCCTGAAGTATTTGTTACTTGTGGAACTAACACGCCTTCTGAAACACTATGTACTATTAAAGTTTCAGAAGCTCTAGAATCAAACCCTAAAGCATTACTAGAAGTTGTAACGTCTTGTCCACTTGTAGATACAAATAATCCATAGTCACTTCCTCTTTTACCTACTAATACTCTATTTGCCATTAGAAAAAGGCCAAACTTGAATATCTAGGCATAATAAATGTTCTTGCTGTTATTTGCGCAGAAGTTCTATTTTCTATAGTTATAGTAGAAGCTGAAGTACTTTCTGTAAAAGAAAGAGCAGAAGTAGTAGTACTAGTAGTTGATGTAGTAGGAGCAAAACCTCCAAAACTAAAAAAGCCCAGTCCTAAGCCAAAACTAATATTTGACACAGAAATAGTAGTACTAGTATTAGCGTTGACAGCTGTACTTACTGTAGTTGCTGTTCCTCCACCTTGTTGAGGTATTGCAGGTGCTTGTAATAATCCTATAATTCTTCCTATATTAGTTCCTTGCCCATTGTCTGTATTTAAAGTTAGTTCGTCTGCTGTACAAGATAAAACATTTTTTCCTGGTCTAGAAACATAAATACCATAACCAGGACTAGAAGTACTGTGCCCATGATTTGAATTTACATTTTTACCTACTATTACTCTATTTGTTGCCATAATTTATCCGAAATAAGTTGAATTCATATACCCATACCCACAAGGTATTCTTAATACAAAAAAACTTGCATTTGTCATTTCCATTCCTTCATCGTCTGAATAGTAGTCTCTACCTATATTAACAGGAGGGCCTACATCAGTACCGTGTGTTAGTACTGCATCAAAGCTTCCGCCATAATTATTTACGCCGGGCAAATCTGCATCGGCTGCAGCAGGAAACATATGAGTAGCAGTAGTTTTCCATAAGCTAATTCTACTTACAGACTCAACAAACTCTTCGTCTCCATCATCTTCAAATGAAAAACCTCCACTATTTGTTTCAACTAAAGTTATTAAAGGTACATATCCTAAACCTGGTTTTACTGTTCCTGAAGCTGTTAAATAATTGGTTCCAGCAGAAGATAATTCTGGATAATCATAAGTTCCTGCACTTATACCTATTGCTGTCTCTAGTGAGTTAGTAGTAGGATAACTTATTACCATATCATCTGTTGTTTTTCTAAGCCCCACCCTATGGTCAGTACTAGAAAGAGTGCTTCTAAAAGCTGTTACTCCTGATATACTTGCAGCATTAATATCTGTGTTTATGTTATCTGCAGTAGTAAAAGTCGACCCAAAAAAGGTTGTTGCTGTACTGAGAGTTACTGTTGTTCCATCTATAATTATTTTTTTACCTGTAAGGTTTCCTCCAGTAGAAAAAAATAAATTTGCTGTTCCTCTTACAACAGCTTCTTGGTCATTAGAGCTTGACACAAAACTTAAATTATTTGCTCCTGCGTATATTTGTCCTGTTCTATTTTTTCTAGAGTCAAAAAGAAGTTGTTTATCTGCACAAGTTAATACATTTTCACCTTCTTTAGATACAAACACTCCATAGTCGCTGCCTCTTTTTCCTATTATTACTCTATTTGCCATTATGAATCCTTAATTAATATTCTTTCTTCTGTATTATCTATTTCTATTTTTGAATTAGATATTTTAGTTGCTGATATAGTCCATGCTGCTATAGTACCTGATGTTGCTGCTCCAACACTTCTTATTGTTGAAGTAGAATCTTGGTTTGCTGTTGCTCCTGAAGCTGCTCCACTTACAATAGTAGAAGCAGTTGTTGAAGTTCCTCCAACTACTAAACTGCCTGAGAAAGTACCTGTTGCGGCACTCAAAGCGCCTGAGAAAGTACCTCCACCATTAATACTTAAGTTAGTTCCATTCCATGAAAGTTTATCTCCTAAAGAAAAATTACTGCTGTTGTCTACGTAAAATGCAGTATTTGAATTATTAAATGTACCTGTTCCTAAGTGCATTTTAGTAGCAGTAAGTGATAAACCTCCAACACTACCATTTGTTTTATTTGCATTGTTAGCTGCTGTAGCTGCTGCGGCTGCTGTTGTTTTTTGGTTTGCTACAGTATCATCTGTAAAACCTGAATCATTTGTAAAGCTTCCTATTGTTATAGCTCCATTTCCTGATAGTGCTAATCTATCTGCTTTAATTGTTCCTGTTTGTATTACATCTCCATCTATTGAAGTAACATTTGCATTTACATCTCCTGCTTGTATAGGAGTTTTTGTATTAGTACCGTCTGATATAGTATTAGCACTACTAAATGTTACAAGTCCACTAAACCCGATTGCTTGTGTTGTACTTCCAAAAGATATAGTCTGACTACCTCCAAAGGTAGCTTCAACTACTGTTACATCTACGTACCAGTACTTGTTTGAGTTTCCACTTGCATAAGTTGGAGTCGAATGTGACCAACCACTTAATATAGTACCTAGAGTACCATTGCTAAAATTAAAAGAATTTGTATTACTTGATGTAGGAGCTGTTGGAGGACTGCTTGCTGATGCTGTATGATTTAATCTAAATGTTGTTGTACGAGGTCCTGTTGCTCCGTCATCTCCTTTTTGTGCTAATAACTTAATTGCTGCCCATTCTGAATCTGCTATAACATCAGTTGCAGTATTTGCAGCCGCAGTAGCTTGTGTTACCCATAAGTAGTTATTTGAATTAGTAACACCTGGATTAGCTATAGTCCAACCATTGGCACTAGTGCCAAAACTTCCTATAGAACCATCAGCAAATGTATATGTAACATTACCAGAAGGTAAATTAGAAGGAGCATTTCCTGTGTTATTATTTTGATATAAAAATACTGTCGCAGAATTTATGCCAGCAGCACCGTCTTCCCCACTTTCTGCAAGTATAACTGGACTTGACCATTCATTTGCTGCAATGGTATCTGTTGAACCAGTGCCTGCAGCTGTTGCTGCACAAATATATAGTGGATTTGTACCTGAAGGTATTGTTTTTGACCAACCATTTGCTAAACTTCCTGTTGTTATTGTTCCTGAAGTTGTTCCTGTTAAAGAAACAGTTACAGCACCTGGATTACTACTTAGTGCAGTTGCAGACCTTTGATATGCATATACAATAGCATTTGATTGTCCTGGCTGCCCATCTGCTCCTTGAGTTCCTGCTGTTATAGCGTATAGTTCATTTATAGTATAAACTGTTGATGAGTTTGTAGTTATTTTTGCTAATATTTGGTCTTGAGTAAAATCAGGACTAAAAGTAGGTTTAGAAATGCTTGCTCCACTAAATTCTCTAGTAGGTACTTCTTCTAGCTCTAATACTGTGTCTGATTCTATAAAAGCTATTTTTGAATAAAAAGCAGTACTTCCTGACCCTACTACTATTAAATCTCCTTCTTCAAACTCAGTTGTAAATGCAGTGCTAGAACCTGTTACTGTATTGTTTGAATCACTTATAGTTACTGTTCCTGACTTTGTTGTAAGACCATTGTTTGATGCTCCAACTTCTTTCCAATAATCAATATTTAACTTAGCGCCTGAAATATCAGTAGCTGTGCTATCTTCGTGAACTTCTAAAGCTTTGAACCTGTCTCCTGTATCACTTTCACTGGCATCAAAAACTAAATAAGCTTCTGCGCTTGCTCCCATACCATTAAAAGCTTGTTGATAAGTAGAAGTATTAGTAGAAGTATTTTTATGTACTATTCCATTAGTATGTGTAAAACTGTAAGTACTATTTGATAAAGTAACAACTCCACTACCATTAATAGCAAGTGAAACATCTAATACGCCTCCTTTATCTATTCCATCAATTTTAGCAGCTTCTGATGCTTGTATATGTTTTTGAAGTCTAAAAGTAATTCTTTTTGTAACATATTTAGAAAAGTTAGAAATATTATTTACTGCTCTTACATGTATAAAATGAGTGCCTACATCTATATTCTCTAAGACTACAGAAGTTTCTGACGAAGGTAATCTAATAATTGATGAATCATTTAGACGAGGTCGTCCGTTGATAAAAGGAGTTGGCCCATGAATTATTACTTCATAGCCTGCTATACTTGGTTCTGGTATTTCATGTTTAAAACTTAGAGTTGCTCCATTACTAAAACTTTTAGCACTACTTAAAGTCAAAGCAGTACCATCTATAGCAGAAACAGTAACTAAATCTCCTATTGTAGAAGCTCTTACTCTCATACCTACTTTTATTGCACTATTTGCTGCTGATAAAGTTACAGAAGTACTATTTGAAACGTTTCCATTTACTGTGGCTGTAGTGCTAAGTTTTATTTGTAATGGAGGCTGCCAACTTACTAAAAGATTAGCTCGTTGTCTATGAGATTTGAAATCTCCTCCTTCTTGATTTTTATGGCTTATTCTTAAAGATAAAGACTCTGGTGGAGGTACTATGTCTGTTCTTAATGGTGGTTTTAAGTCTTCAGGTACTATTTCTGTAACATAACCTCTATCTATTAATTCAAACTTTTTATTGCTATACTCTACTGCTGCTATACTTACTATATTTTTTTCTTTTTCTTCTGTACTTACTACTATATATTCTTTTGGAGAAATATCTTCTTCTTCTTGTCCTGTAGCAGTAATATGAGAAGTTAATGACCAAATTACTTCAGCATTAGGAACTGCAGAAAAAGCACTAGAAACGGTTATTTGCTTTGAAGTATTATTATAAGCTCCTACAACTTTACTTTCTACTCTAACTTCTTCTGACCAATATAGTTGTACTAAATCTCCTGAATCATCTTTAACATTTGAAGCTTTTTCTAAAGTATCTATTGATGCTCCGCTTTCATCTAGTAGTACTAAATCTCCTAAAGTATAAGCTACTGAATTTATTGTTGCTTTATCTTGAGATAAGTAAGCTCCTCCAGTAGGATATATTAAATTTAATATATAACTTTTTCCTGCTGAAATAGTGATTTCTCTATCTAAAGCAACTACAGTTGTTGACCTAGTGCCTGTTGAAGAAACTCTTCCTGAATTTTGTACAGAACTTAAATCCGAATCCTGTACTTCTATTACATCTCCAGGTCTTAGTACTGACCCGTTTAATCCGGTTGAAAAAGTTACAACTTCTTTTTCCATCTTTTCAGTAAGTATGTGCCACTTACCATATCTATGTGCTTGTCCTCTACTTGTGCAACCTACTGCTGATACATCTTTTGAAATTATCTTACCAGTTTCAAGTATATTTTGAGTATCTTCTACAATTTCTACTTCTTGTTTAAACATGTCCTCTGGATTATTCCATGTTACTCTTATTTGATTAGAACGAAATCTTGTTGAACTTGACTGATAATTAAAATCTCCACCTACTATATTACCTTTTGTAAAAGTATAAATAGGACTTTTATATGCATTTACTGAAGGAGATAATTTTCCATCAAACCATATTAATAATCCTCTAAAAATTAGTAATAAATCTTTTATAACTTTTTGTGCTTCTTCTAGTTTTGATAAATATAAGTTTGCTGTAAATCTTGGTTCCAAACCTCCTTTTCCATCAGGTACTAGTTCATCACAGTATTTAGCTAATTGAAATAATTGAAACTTATCTATGTATTGAAAATTATCATCAGGGTCTACAAACTTACCTAATCCATATCTATCATTAGTTAGAATATCTAATAAAATCCATACTGGATTATCTGTCCATACTGGAGCATAGTTTGAATGTGTAGGATTTGTAAAAGTTTTAATATCTCCTCTAAAGTTTCCGTCCCAGTCTTGATATGAACTTTCATTTGTAACAGTAATATTATTTGCAACTTTTCTAGTGTAAGAAGCATTAGCTCCTTCTAATAACTCATGTCTTGCAAAATAGTTAGTAGGTACTTTTACTTGTAACCCTCTTATCTCATAACTTCTTCTAGGTGGAGTAGAAAATTCTTTTGCTCCTATAACAACTGCTCCATAAGCTGTGTAAGGATACGATAATTTATCAGTAATAATATTTTGAATTGCTTGAACTTGTGTAGAGTTATACCAATATCTTCTTTCATTAAATCCATTTGTAGGAGTAACTTTTGCTATTTTTATTCTATATTTATTAAACGGGTGATGTTGAGATACATCAAAAGAAAAAGTTTGTACAAAAGGAGTTTTAGTTTGTTTTTTTATTGTTCCTGTTGTAGTATGAGTTCCTGCTTTGCCTCCAAAACTATCTGCACTTCTACCAGGCAAAGCTGATCTACTTTGTAATTGAGCATCAGAGTGTCCAGCTTTTACTATAGTCACTGTATCATCAAAGTTTCCTGTAACAGAATATTCAAATAATATCTGAAATTCTGCAAAACTTTTTTCTTCATGACCATCTCCTGGTTTTACTGCTATTAATCCAGAAGGGAATTTTATACTTACTTTAATTGCATCTACTTCTCCTGCTTCTGCAACTCCCATAGCATCGCTACTAAATACTAACCTAGCTGCATCTGGTTCGCTTATCTTTGTCCAACCTCCACTAGCTGCATAACCAGAAGTAAACACTGCACTTCCATTATGTGTTATATTACTAAAATCAGTAGAGTTTAAAGTTTGAGAAATATTTGCAGTTATAGAATTAGTTCCTACATTGCCGGGTAAAGATAAATATGGCTGGTCTCTAGTTCCTGACCTAAAAGCAAATCCACAATCATCATAATTCCATACAGGAGCTTTAACTCCAGTTTGAAAACTTGGACTAGATATCTGAGCATTAACACTACTAGCATTTATTCCTAATGTTCCGCTTCCTTCTAATATCGCAGTATTTCCAGATATACTAGCAATATTTGCTACTAAGTCAATTGATATATTTTTTGAACTTGTTGTTGTCGAAGGAGCTGGTCTAACTTGAACTGAAGTTGCATTTATAACTTGAGTTATTACTCCGTAATAATCAGAACCTTCAGGTCCTGCTCCTATTATTTTTACAGTTTGAGGCAAACTTAAATTTGTTTTATCTTCAAAAGCAAAAAAGTTACTACTAGTAGTAATTAAGGTTCTTCCTGCAGTAGTACTAGCTATTCCTGTTCCTGCTTTTCTTGCTCCTGCTATTTGTATAGTGAATGTTCCATCGTTTGTTGCTTTATTTAAAAATAAAGTAGAATCACTTACAGTCCTATTACTTGCTGTATAACTAGTTGCATTACTTGTAGTTGCTCCATAAGATTTACTAGTGTCTTTGTCTATTAAAGGTACACCATTAACTAGTACTGAAGAAGCTCCATCTACTAAGCCATAAATAGGGCCTTCTGAAATGGCGTCTACTACTACAGCACTCTGTTTTTCTGTACTAGTTGTTTTATCGTATGTATTGTAAGTATTTGAGTTTGGTCCACCTTCCATACTTCCTATTCCTCCTGGTCCTGGCATTATTTGTACTCCGTATCTATTTTCATATCAATGTTTAAAGGTACTTGTGAAGACACTCCACTAGGAGTAGAAGCTTCTGCTATCTTTGCGACTCCTGAGTTTGGAGGACTTTGAGTTCCAGTTGAAGTTGTTCCTCCTGTACTTGAACCAAATGTAAATCCTCTATGTGAATTAACTGCAGTATCTGTAAAACCAAAACTTATAGTTCCTCCTCCTGCTAGTATTTGCCCATATGCTAAAGGTACAGGAACTCCTTGTTTTGTTGTATTTACCGGTCCATCAAACAAGAAAGCATCTCCTGTGTCTCCAGGTTGTTTAGGTGCCATATATTCTGCAATTCCTGAGTTTAATAAAAGAGAACCTACCATACTTACACCAGTTGCCGCTACAAATAATCCAAAACCCGCAAGTCCACCTGCCTCTATTGCCATTCCTGCTAACAAAACTCCTGCGTATAGTAAAGCAAGACCAACAATAACTTTAAGTAGTTTATTTTTAGAACCTGCAGGTACAGGAGTTATTATTAAATCATCTTTTCCTAAATTCATTTGCAAATTATCATAGTCTAAAAACTCTTCACCTCTTTGAACAGTAAAGTTTATTCCTTGTTCTGTACAGTCTAGTAAATATTGTTTTAACTTTCCTTCTCTTTGACAGTCAATGCCATGCATACATTCTCTAACAGTTGCAGCATTGAGATTCCAAACTTCTCCAAAAAGTTTTCCCATTTTTCCTTGTAAGTATATTGTTCTTGTCATATTGGTTGTACTATTATATGTTTCTTTTGTGGATACCCAACTATTAAGTATGGTATGTTCACTGCGTTACAATTATTAATATCATAAACGCTTGGTTTTAATTTTTTTTGACTGTAATGACTATGCACTACATATAAAATTTTTGAAGTAAGTTGATATTGAACGAAAACTTTTGGGTCAATTTCAAAGTCATCTTTGTCTTCGGAAATATTTTTACACAAAATCCATTTTTCTGTGTCATTTTGCTGAACCACAAGTCCGCACATTTCCCTCGGAGCAGCATCTTTAGCTGCTTTGTACATATCCTCTAAAAATTTCATTAAGAGAATTGTCTTGAACCAGGAAAACCTCCAAAAGGTAAAACTACTTCTGTAGCAGGAGTTGCTTTTCCACTTGAACTAGCAGTTCCTACATTTATTGGGTCAAATCCATATCTCATTTTACAAGCTGTCATAGTTTTGGAACATACATCTCCTGGCTCCCAATAGTCTCCAAATTCTGGAGTTTGCCCTGTAGATGTTTTCTTTGCTTTCCATAGTTTTGTAAGGCCTCCTGAAGTGTGTCTTACAAAGTCATTATATCTATCATCTGTATATGCATAGTAAGTAGTTGAGCTACTATAAGTATCCCATACTCTCACTCTATTTACTTTGGGATTATCGTCATTCAAAGTACCAGGACTACTACTAGTTATTGTTGCTTGCCAGTAGTTTGGTACTGTATTTCCATCTACTGAAGTATCAATACTTCCATTTTTATTTAATCTTCTTACTGTTCCCCCTAATGTAGTATTTGTTGTGTAATATCCATTTATTGTAATACTACTTACAGTTGAAGAAAAAGTTATAGCTCCTGTCTCTCCTGTACTAGGAACTACATATTCATTATCTAAATTTACTAAAGATATGTATTCAGTTGCTCCATCAAGTGTACTTTTATAAGTTGGTTTGTACTTACTTTCTCTCTGCCAAGTACATGCTCCAACTTTTTCATGTTCATTTAAAGTATGGTCTGCACCTTGGTAAATCCAAGGACAACCATTTGCAATAATTTGTCTTTTTGGTAATATTATTCCTTGTAAATCATAAGGAGTTGCACACTCATATGATACTGCTCCCGCATTAGCTGCAGATACTCTATCTAATAAATATATTTGTTTTGGAAACTCTACAGGCGGAGTTGCATCTCCACTTTCTCCAACTAAATATTTTTGTAAAGTTGTTCTTCTGGTTAGTGTGCTTCCTAAAATACTATCAAAGTCTGATATTGAATTACTAAATACTGACGTTGCATTCGCAAAGGTTACAGACGGTCTAGCGCTAGTTCCTTTTGGATTTATTGAAAAGCCTTTTGCTTGCATAGGAAGAGCAACATAAGTTCTAATTGTTCCTCCCTCTTCTCGAAATTGAACAGTACTTAAATCGGCTTCTACTCCTGCATGAAAATACAAGGTACTTCCTCCTTCAATAGCTAACTCAAATAATTCAATTAAAGCAGAACCAGGACTCTGTTTCTGTAAGTCTTGTACCATAAGGTTTGTCATGCTTCGTATACTCTTCTAAATTTTGCGTTTGCTGTATAAAAGTTATCATAAGCATAAGACTTTGTCCAATCACTTGCCACTACTTTATATGTTGTTTCTCCTCCTCCTGCATTACTGTCAGGAACTACATAATCAAAAGCAGTCACGCCTTTAGTACTGGTAAAGAAAGCAATTATATCATCTATCTCTGCTTTCGGTCTTGTTTTAAAACTTACACCAAACTCTTGCTCTAGTTGATTTATTCCGCTGCTTAATCTTTGTTCATAGCCATCTCCAAAAGTTACCATTAATACTCTTGGTGTTTCTTTTGAAGATAGTCCTTTATCTGGAGTAATTTGTCTACTTCCATAAGTTCCTGTTGTGTTAAATCCTATTGCCATAATTATTAAATTGGGCTAAGTAAGCCGCCTGGTCGTTGTTGGTCTGCTATTTCTCTAGTAACTGCGCTTTGAATTGCTTCTCCTAGTGCTGTTGATTCTTGTTCTGAAGTCTCTACATCTCCTTCATTATTTACTACTACATTTATAACTGAATTTACTGGTCCTGTACCTCCTGTAAATTGTACAGGTATCTTGTCTCCACTAGGAAGAGGAACTATAGCTTCTCTACCATGCATAGTTACATTGTAGCCTGATTGAGGTCCATCTGTTATTCCGCCCATAGCGTATCCTTTCTTCCCAAATACTCCTCCATATCTGCTTGGACCTTCATATGCAGGAGTTCCGTAATCAGGGTCAAAGTAATCTTGACCTCCATCAGTTAACCTATCATATTCTCGTCCTCCCTGGAACGATGCCATAGAGGATATAAGAGAGGCTGCTAATCTTGCTGCTGCTATTCTTTGTAGTTCTTGTATTACCACTATTGCTAATTGTTTTAATGCATCTTTTGCTTTTGCTGTTCCATTTATTATACTTAGGAACATATCATCTAATCCATCTTGGAAACTATCCTGTAGTTCCCCTACAACAGTATTTGACCTAACGTATTCATTGTATTGAGCTTTCAGTATTTGTAGTTGTTGTTCTAACTGTACTTTTTTTCTTTCTGCAATCTCTTCTCCTTCTCTTTGCGCTAAAGTTAAAAAAGCTTGCTCGTTGTTTATATCGTTTGTTATTTTTCTTATATCTAAAGCGAATTGTTTTTCTTGTAGTTTTTCTTTTGTAAGAGTTGCGAATGAATCCTTTCTTTTTCCAAAAGAAGCTTTTTCAACAGATATAGCTGCAGATTCTCTTGCAATATCAGCTGTTTCTTTTATTACTTTTTCTACTGCTGTTACTTGGTTTCTTATAAATTCTATAGCGTCATCATTGTTAGTAAACTTATTTTCATCTTTAAGTCCTAAACCTTTGTTTACTTCTTCAAAGAAATTACCTGAGGCGGCGCCTCCTGCTTCAAACTCTATTTGAAGTTCTTTTAGACTTGTACTTAGTTGGTCAAATGAAGTAGGCTTATATCCGTCGCCTATTACCGCTAAATTATCAAAAACTTGTTTTGCTGCTTTTTCTATACCAACTAATTTTCCTCCTGAGGTTCCTATTCCAGTAGAACCTTCAGTTCCGTCTCCAAAAAACATAGTATTTAATATATTTGCTAAGTTAAATGCTTTTCCCCCAGGAGTTCCTTCTAAGTCTTTTGCAAACTCTTTTGCAAACTTATTTAATTCGGCTTCAGGTATTACTTCGTTAGGGTCTAGTTTATTGATAACATTTTGCAAAGTATCAGCACTTTTATTATAATCAATTTTTCCAGATTTTTTACCAAATTTGTCATAGGTGTCAATGCTGTTTGTTCTATAACTGTCATTTATAAAATCAAGTACTTGTTGCATTTGCTCTGGAGAACCTTGAGTTTGTAATGCAGCTAGTTGCTGACTTATAATTGAAGCTACGCCTGTTGACCCTTCTCCGTCTAGTTTCTTTGTCGTATACTTTCCGCCTGTAATTTCTACTACCGCGTCTATAGACCCTATACTAGTTAGAAGATTAAAAGTTGCTTTTAATTTATTATTTAATCCTTCAATACTATCTGCAGCTCCCATAGCTACCCTCTCTGCTATTGAATTTCCAATCCTATTAATTTCTTTTAATTTTTCAGCAGTAGATTCTAATATTCCATTTATTTTTTGTCTCTCTTCTTTTTCTTCTTTTGTTACAAAAATTAACTCATATAAAAACTTAAGTATAAATCCTGCTGTAAAGATAAAGAAAGCAGCATTTATTATAGAACCTAAAGCTGCGAAAATTGGTGCTAGTCTTGTTGCTGCTATTCCGACACCTGCTAGTGCTCCTTGGGCTATTGTTGCAGGAAGAACGATGCCTGCTGCTATTCCAGAGCCTACTGTTTTTAATCCTGCTATCATTCGAGTTGTCATTTTTACATGCGAAGCTTCCATAGCTCTATGTATAGTTATTAAATATGCTAATTCGTCTGCGTGAAGTTTTTTAGAAGCAGTAGCTCTTTTTTGTTCGTTTGCTATAAGTAAAGCTATAGACCGTTTTTGATTACTTACTTTTTCTATAGCATTAAATCTTTCTGCAGCTCCTAATTTTTTAAGTATTGCTTGAGTTTTTGTTTGTCTAACTTTCTCTGTAGCAATCATATCTGCGGCATTACCTTTCATAGCAGCTGCAGATTTTTTAAAACTTATAATTGAAGCATCTGCTGCTGCTCTTGATTTTAAAGCATAGTTATCTAGTGCGAGTGTTATATTTGTTAAAGCTGGAAAAGCTGATTTTGCAATAGAAGCTGCAAAGCCTACAAATATTGTTGCTGCTGCTCCTGTATTAGAAGCTAAAAATTCTGCTACATATTCTAAAGGTCCTATAAAAGCAGTTAATCCTTTTATAATATCTGAAAAAGCAACTTGTAGTTTAGAAAAAGAGTTTAATGCTTTATCAGCTCCGTCTTCAAAAGCACCAAAGTTATTTGCAAGCTGTCTACTTACTTCTTCAAAAACAGCAGTCCTTCTTTGAGCAATAGTAAGTTTACTAGCTACTAAATCATTTGCTTGTGCATACTTTCTTGTTGCATCATCTATTCTTAATATAATACCTAATTCATCTAGTAGTTCTGGTTCTGCTTTTGTTACACCTCGTAATAAACGATTAAATGAATCTGTTAAATCTCGTCCAAGTGCTACAGAAGCAAGTTTTGCTCCTCTACCTAATTCTTTAATTTGGTCGGCATTAAATCCAGCTGCTGTTGCTATTTGTGCTTGTTGTGCTGCAGTACGAAAATCAAGCATACCACCTGTAGCTGCTCTTAAATCACTTACTATACCTTTCATTGCAATACCGGTAGCATTTCCAAATATTTCCATACCTTTTGTTTGGTTTTTAATATTAGCAGCTTCTTCTAACCCTCTGAATAAAGCACTAATAGCAAATAGTGATGCAGCTAATGTGGCGTACGCAGGTACAAGGCCTCCATTGATGCCTTGTGCCATTTTTGAAAAGTTTTTTGTTCCGCCTGAAGAAGCCTGAGCGGCTCCTTTTAATCTACGGTCTGCTGTGTGTGCTGAAGTACCTACTTTGTCTACTTCTTTTGAGGCTTGTTTAGCTTTCTTACCAAGAACTTTTAATTGACCTTTGTCGTCAATTACTAACTTTCCTACTACTTTAAAATCTGACATTGTTTATCTTTTTATATTCGCAGAATTGATACCCGGACCTTTTGCCTTGTTTTCTGCGGCTTTTCGTTTTCTTTCTAAACGACCATTAATTTTTTCACTGTTTTTGCTTTCTATATGCTTAATCCAATATATAGCACTTTTTTTATCTTCTATATCCCAAGTGTCTAAAAGTGTACCTAGAGCTGATAGGTCTTTACCAAAGTAAGAACCACTCATGCCGTCCCATCTATCTGGTAAAAGGTCATGCAATAAAAAAGCCACCTGAACTTCATAGGGAAAGTCTCCCATAGTCGGTGGCATTTCTTCAGGGACAGGGTCTACACCTCGTTGTTCGCACAACTCAAAATAGGTGTCTAGAGGTATCTGCCCTTCTTTATAGTAGTCTGTTAAAAGCCTAAGTACTTCTTCTACTTGGGCTTCGTAAAATTTTCTAAATCTCCAGTGACTTCTGTGACCCAAGAATCAAAATCCCCTGCATTCTTCATAAGAGTTTCTGCATTTTCGTGGGAAAATTCTAGTTCATCTTCAGGGTCTAAGCTACTAATATCCACCAATAGAAGCTCTTCTAAGTAAGAATACTTTAAGCCTTTCCACCCTTTGATTACTGCTTTCACATACTCAACTAAAAATTTATCTTCGTCTAACTGTTCGTCAAAAGCTCTAGTTTTTCTATTAAACTTTTGTGATAGACAACGATTTCTTAATTTAATTAATTCTTCTCTTGCGAGATAACATAAGTCAACACTAAATCCACTCATTCCTGGATAATCTATGCCGACTGTTTTGCTTGGAGTCAATAGACTCGCTAATGATACTTTTTTGTTCTGTTCTTCCGTCATAATACTTTTTTCCTTTAAAATGTGGGAGGGCTTTAACCCTCCCGAGTTTACCTAATAATTAAGTTACTGTAGGTCCAACTGCTACCATAGTGACTTCGTCTACTGCATCTACCGATGTAGGTAGAGCGTGGAAATTAGTTTCTAAACTAATTAAGTCATCAATTGAGTGTGTTGGTACTTCTAAATGACAAGTCGGTAAAGTTACTGTCAATCTAGGAGTATTACCTGTTCCGCCGATAACAAATACTAAATTAAAGTCGTTTGTTACTACGCTGGTAGACTCTATAATATCTTCAAATAAGTCTGCACTTGAAGCTCCAGATGCTGGAGTATTTAAGTAGCAAGTAAAGCTACCTGAAACATTTCTTGTTCCTGTAACATGTCCTAGAGGTTGGTTAACAAGCCCTAGTGTGTCAGGAGTTAGATATGTCATATTATTAGAGATAGTAAAACTACCACCTGTTAATGTTAAGCTATAAGCAGTAACGATATCGCCTGCTGATGCAGCTGTTACAGTTAAGTCTGTAAGTCTGTTTCTTATGAAGTTATTAGTGTCTGCGGCTGCTGTACCTTCAAATTTTGTTGCTGTTGGCATAGAACCTGTTTCACTTATAAGTGAACCAAATCCAGACCAGTTTGCTGTTGCTATTCCGTCAATATCAAAATCAACTGTTACTTCATTTACAACACAGTTACTAATTGAATAAATAGTTGGATTTGTTTTTCCACTACCCATTTCAAATGTAAGAGTAAATGTATCTAAAGCTGCTTTATTTGAGTTTGTAAAAGCAATAGTACCTGCTGATGCACTACTTGTAAATCCTGCACCTGAAGCACCTACTGCTCCGGAACCTGCTAATGCATTCCATAAGGCTTCTTCAACCATATGTTCATCACCTGCACTTCCGCCATGTTCTCCACCAGAACCTCCTCCGCCAGTAGCGAAAGGTCTAATGTAAGTTGAGAAAGACCACTCTGCTGGTGCATAAGAATCAGTAAACATTTGTCTAGCTCTTCTACTGACACCTGAAGCATTGGTCATTTCATTGAGTGTTACCTCTGTTGTGTTTGTCGCCTGAGAAAAGCTAAATCCATCTAAAACTGGTATATTATACACCGCACTCGCTGAGTCTGTTAGATGAACTTTAGTATCTCGACTAAAATAAAATGTATCTGCCATTTAATTTCTCCTTTGTAGTGAAAAGAGCTTTAGCTAAACTTTAGTTTGCCGCGGCTGTTTTCTAGTATTGGACTGTGGATATTATCTCGCCTATTCCTAGAGGTTCTAATACTCCTTCGTCCGTGTCAATACTGAGTATAGTTGTTTGTATAGTGCTTTGCACTGCTCCCAACTTATCAGTATACGTTATTGGGTTATTGGTTTCTAACACAGTTTCAACATCTTCCATTAGTTTTTCTAATGCTTCTACTGCATCGTCTTCTTGTACATAGCAACGAAAAGTTAAAGTTAAATATCTAAATTTTTCTCCTGCTCCTAAGTATTCTCTTGTTTCACTTCCAGCATTAATATGTATTGCCGGAAACTCTTCAATCTCGTCCCAAAATTTTAATCTGGGTGAAACATTAGATACTGAACTTAAAAAGTTACCTGTACCATCTATTTCTTCTAGTTTTGTAACGAAGGCATTTACTATGGCACTTCTTCTTGTTGTATAATCTCTTGTTGCCACTATACTCTCCTTGTTCTTATAAATCTATTACCTGTTAATCTCATTGCTATTTCTCTTACAGAACCACCTATTAACTTTCTAGGGTCTCTACCCCTACTTCCCATATTTCCTCCTGGTTCAAAAGTTTCATAAGGGTCTCTCATATAAGTATACTCTGCCTCTACTCCACCTCGTGGTCCAACCAGTACATTTGTTACTTCTGCACTTTGTCTAAATCTTCCAGTTCTATTTCTAAGTGCTGGTGGGTGCATTTGCTTTAATAATTCTGCGGGTAGTGCTGCATTTATTAATTCTTTTAAAGCTATTGGGTTGGCTCTTACACTTGCTAATCCTTTACTTGGTGTTGTTTTTCTTGCTTTTGTACCACGTCTAACTCCAGTTTTTCCTTTAGTATTTTTTGTTTTTATTTTTTTTCGTTGTTTCTTTTTAAAATCTGATAATTTATCGTGCCCTAGTACTACAAATTGCGGGTTTTTCTTTAAAACTTTACTCATTGAAGTTACCATTTGTTTAGTAGCTTGAGCCTTCATTCTATGTTTAGCTTTAGGACTACTAAAAAAGTCTCCTTGTGATATTTCTCTTGAAGTAAACTTTTTTAAAAGAGCTCTTCGTACTGCCGTCATGTACTTTTTTCCTACTCCTGATGAAGAGTCTGCGGCCATATCAAAATTACTAGCAAAATTTTCACTTTGAATTTTCATTGCTCCGTGGACTATAAATCTATCATCATATGTGGAAGTGTCTCCTTGAGTATCTGCATCTATTTTCATATCTACTTCAAACTCCATTTTAATCATGTCTCTTAAAGCTTCAACAGAAGCTTTTTGAACTACTCCTGCATTTTCTATTCCTCTTTTTAATAATTCATTTCCTGTAGTTGCTGAATTCATTTTATCTAAGCTTGTTTGTCCTAAGGACATTCCACTAACTGTAGTAATAGGAGTACCTCTTCCTTCTCCATGTGCAAATTGAAGATGGTCTCCTAAGTAATTTTTATTTCTATTACCTAGTTTTTGTCTATCATGGCCATATGAGTCTTTTAGTTTAGCCATAATTCTTTTTTCTGTTTGTAGTCTTACATCTGATATTCTATTAAGTCCTGTATTTCCAGGATTAGTAATTAAGTGGTAGTAGCTAGCTTCTAGTATTACCCCTTGCTGTCTTTTACTCCCACTCATATCTGCTTTTAAATCAGCGTAATATGCACCAGCTTTAAAATCTCTGTCTGTAACCTTCTTTTTTACTCTACTTTGTGATATTCTTGTATGAAAAAAATCTACGAACTCTTTTACAGTATTTGCTGATAATCTAATTTCTGGCATTTCTTGTGCTACAAAAGCGTGTATAGCTGCTGTAGTCCAGTCAGGATTTAAATCAAATTCATGAACATAGGTTTGGTTATATAAATCTCTTTTATTTTGAGCTTCTATATGGGCTTCATTTATTAATTCTTCCCAGAATTTTATTGCCATTAAATTATAACTCTATATAAATCAAGTATTCTTTTTATGTGGTCTGGAAAATCTGTATTGTTCCTGACTCCTGAAGTTCCTTGATTCTGCAATGTCGCTCCTGCTATTGTTCTTCTTTCTTTATGCTCATCTTTCAAATAATAGTTAACTAAATCAAATAAAGCTAACTTTAAATCTTTAGGGCATGATGCGTACCCTGCATTGTAAACAACTTTTATTGCTGCTACGCCTGTTGGAAATGTTTTTCTATTTCCGCTAGTGTCTGTTCTTATAATAGCGTCTGACGCTTGGTCAAAATAGTATTCATATTTTGCTGTTGTTAATTCTGAGTAACTATCAGCATAAGTTGTTCTTTCATGAACACTATCTATAGTAGTAACTGGACTTTCACTTAATATAATCATACTTGTATTAGTATCATTTATATTAAAAAATTCAGTTTTATCTGTAGAGTAATAGTCTACAAACGAAGTACCACAATACTTCTTGGCAAGGTCACTAACTTGGGGTACAATAATATCAAGGCGTTGGTCTTCTTTCTGACCAGTAATGCCCTCTACGTTTTTAAATTCTTGTACTGTTATTAAATCTGCCATAGTTAAAAAGGGGGAATGTTAGGTACATTCCCGAAAACCATATTAAGCTATTATTAACTAGCTTTGTACTGTAGAGCCCACTTAGAAGTAGCGCCATCGATTAAATCAATGAAACCAAGTCTTTGTGAAGCAACTAGTACTGTTCTTTGTGAAGCTACTTCGTAGTCAGACTCGATGGTTACACCTCTGAGTCTTGGCATTACGTAGTTTCTAGCGTAAACTGCACAAGCGTGGAATTTACTTACTGCTGGAGTTGCGAACTCATCACATACGATTACTTTAGAACCGAATACTGAACCAATTTCGCCACTGATTTTAGTAGCCATGTCACCAACTAAGTTAACATCTTGGAATTCAGCATCTTCTAGTAACTCATAGTATCCTCTTTGTGATACAATGTAAACAACATCAGATGGATTTAAACCATATTTGCCCATGTTCTTTCTAGCTGCTAATAGCTGTAAAGCTGTTAGTGAGTCAGAAGCAAAAGCTGTTGCTGACTGAGTTAAGTCTGAATCGTTTCTTGCTAAGTGAAGTAGACCTTCGAATGTAGCACCTGAAGTACCATATACGCCGTCTGCATCGTCACCAGCTAAGATTGCGTTTTCAATACCTCTAGCATGAGATCTAACCATAGATTCTCTTATTAGTGGTAGGATTGGCATGATTGCATCCTCTTCAGTTTCGTTACCTAAGTAAGATTGTGAAATAAGTTTTTTAGTTGAAAGCGTTCTTTCAGCCATAACTATACCAGCACCGTTTGCAGGGTCATAAGCATCGCCTCTTGGGTCTAAGTTACCATGAGGTGCAGAACCTGAAGCGATTTGGTTAGCTGTAAATTCAGCATAACCTGCATCTGGTAAGATAGGAAGAATTTGAGTTGCTGAAGTCATTTGGATTTCTCTAAATAACGGTGCAAGTACTAATTCATTCTGAATATCTCTTTCTACGTTTGTTGAAACAACTTGCTCAAAATCAGCTGATGATACATCAACACCTGACATTTGATTAACTTTCTGCATTACGTCTTTCGCGTAGTCAGAGTTCCAACCTTTACCTGTAGCTAAACCAGCAAATTTTGCATCAAGAATGTCATTCTCAAACGCTTTTTTCCAGTCGCCATTTCCTTGTCTGTCTGAGAATATTCTTTTTGACTCTCTCATTTTCATGATTTCATCAGACTTCTCAACCAAGTTAGCTTCTAGCTCTTTGACTACTCTTTCAAGGTCTTCGTGCTTTTCATTAACTCTTGTCTCAACATCAGACATAAGCTTTTCAGCTCCAGTAATAACTGATGTTACTACTTGTTTTTGTTCTTCCTGCTTAGCTTCTTCAACAGCCTTCTGCTCAGTTTCTACAGCTAATTTCTCATCTGCATCTGCCTGTGCTTTAGCTTTTTGTTCTGCTTGTTGCATTGCAATTTTAGTCGCAGTATCTTCTGCTACTTTCTTTGCGAATGCTTCAAGGTCAAAGCTCTCAGGAGTTATATTTTTGTCATTTGACATAGATTTCTCCGTTTCTTGGGATAATTCCCCTTTTGGCTGCTCGACTTCAACAGCATCTGCTGAATTAATTGAGTTAGCCTGATTGCTAAAAGTTTGCTTAAACTTATTGTATTCTTCCATGTTGTCAAATGATTTGGCAACTGAAAAAGTAGCAGCTTGGTTACAGGGAACTGTAACTACTGATACTTCAAAAAGCTCTGCGTCCTTTATCCTATATCCGTCGGTTTCTGTCATATAGTCAGCGTCCTTAACTCTGAAACCAACAGAAAAAGCTCCAAGGACACCGTCTTTAATTAAATCTTTAATTTCACCAGCTGACTTCGAGATTCTAGCATTAAGCTCTAATCCTTTGTCGCCGACACCTATACCAGTAGCTCTACCGATAGGTCTGTCATAGTTATGGTTAAATAATATAACAGGGTTGTTTTTAAAATTGTCTAATCCGCCTTTAAGCCATGCATCGTGTTCAACGATATCTCCTGCACGGTCTTTACCATTAGTACTAGCAAAACCTTTGATGTCTAACCCACCATCATCGTTTTCTCCTAATGTTTTAAAAGTAGATGTTATGTTAAATAGTTTATTCATTATTTTGCTGTCTTATCAACCTTTTTAGGGGCTGGCTTAGCGGCTTTAGGCGCTTCTTTTACTTCAAACATTTCTGCGTGATTTACTTTACACATCTGCTGCATTCTACCCCAAGAACCGAATGGTCTTTTTGCAATCATGAATCGCATTGGAGTATCTGTGGCTGCTTTGTATTCTGTAGCACTCATCATATGTCCTTTTTTGCTGAAGTACTCAGCTAATTGTTTTAGTACGACTTTTTTATTCGCCATTTATATTTTCCTCGTCTTGTGGTGGTCTACCACCTTCTTCGGGATTTGCTGCTGAGCCTGCTATATTTGCAGGTACTCTTGGCTCGTCAAATCCTTCTACTGGTTCTTTACCTAAGGCTTCTCTTGCTTCGTTAGCACTGAATATTCCAGTATTAACTAGTGTTGCATAGTAAGCTGCTTGGTCTCTTAATTCAGGTTGTAAAGCAGGTATATCTGTTACGTCCTCTGAAATTTGAAAACCAAAAAATCTTTCTAGTGCATACCCCATCTTTCTTACGATTGGTAGGATAGTTTCAAGATAGTAAAGTCTATGGTTGGGTCTAATGTTTGCATTATTCCCTCCGTCTAATAGAATTGGTGGTATTCCCATCGCTTCTAATATAATTCTTTCATTTGATTTGATTCCATCTTGGAAGTCTAAATCTTTAAAACTTATTTCTGTTAAATTTTCTACTTCTAATCCACCATCTAAAAATAGTGGTCTACGTCCGCCTGATGCTGGGTTATATCTTGCAACCCATGCTTGTAGCATTCTTTCTTTAATTTTTTCTGAAAGAGTATTAGGGCTTTTAAGTACTAGTCCTGGCACTGCTCCATTTTTAAAGAAGTTATCCTGGAAGTTTCTCATACTAGACAATAACTGCATAGTTCTTAATGCAGGTTTTAGTCTTGGTACGCCTCTATAAATTGATTTGAAACTGTTTTCTTTTATATGTATGATTTCATTTACACTATAGTCTATGCTTCCATCATAAGTAAATTTTTCTATGTAAGTATCTTTATCAGTATATATTCTAACTTTTTCTGCTGGTAAATGATAAAGATGCGCTCCATCATAGTAAATAAATATATTTCCATCTATTAATAAGTCAATAATTAAGTTTCTTTTGAAAGTGTTTATATCCTGAAAAGGATTTGGTTCGTGATTAAGTAGTAAATTTACTCTTGATTTACGAACATTTTTTACAACACTTGAAAAACCTTTTACAGGCTCGCCAACAGTGAAAGGTATTTCTGCAACATCGTCAACAATCATATTAACCGCTCTATTAACTATCTCTAATTGTTCATATGCATTTTTATAGTTAATGGTTCTTTCTTGCGAGTCAACAGTCATTCCTTCATTTCTAGAAATAACGTATTGCGAAGGATTAAGTTTTTCCTTGCTATCTCGTCCTAAAAATCTATCATACCATGCCATATTTGTCTCTCTGTTTCTCGACCCACCGTTGTTGTTTCTTTGCTGTTATCAATTTGGGTCTTTTTCCATATATTGAATGCAAACGTAAATGATGAGTATGGCAAAGTGTTACACATTCGTTATACACTTCTACATAATTTTCATCGATGAACTGCTTTCTTATATCTAGTATTTCTTGTTCATTTGTAATAGTTATTTTGTTTCTTTTTAACCAAGTTTCTAGAAGTTCGGTCAGTCCATGAAAGTGATGAAAATCTAAATTTTCGCCTGCTCCACATATATAGCAAGTGTCTTTCTTATTATATTGTGATTTGGCTTTATCTCTTACGTATTTAACTAAATCTCTTTTTAGTTCCATATTTCTACTCTTAATTAGAATTATACCAAAAAGTCACATATATTGTCAAGAACTGTTTTTGACAGGTGTAACTAAAAGGTAGTAATTGAGGTTTCAAATGTATACAGGGCATATCGTATAGCATCTGCCATATGAGATGACCCGTCATGTTTTGGTTTCTCTCTCATTAAATTAGGGTTGGGATCCCATTGGTATTGGTCTAAACATGAGAGAGATTCTTTGCATTGTTGGTCAACAAGTAATGTTTCATTGTCTACAATTCCACCAACAAATCCTATTCCATCTAGTACTGATTTTTTTGCATTAATAGTAGTGATGTCATAGTTTTGTGCAAAGTCAAATCTAGTTTGTTGCGCTGCAGAATCAATATAAATATAATCTATATCCCATTTGTGTATAAGTTTTTGTATCTGCATTGCATGTTGTTCAGTTGTTTTTTCAGCATCTAAGTATTCGTCTACTAAGTAGTAGTTTTGTGAGTCCCAGTCATATGCAATTACACAAAATGCTGTAGGGTCTTTATACCCTACGTCAAGTCCTGCGAATACGTCCATCTTGCTAGTATCAAAGTCTTTTAAGTTCATAATACATTTTTCATGATTAAATGCCCATATTTGTCCTTCGTATACATTAAAATCTGCCATATACTCTTGAGCAAATTCAGCTTCAGACATAGTTTTTCTTGCTTCTACAATATCTGCTTCTGATACACGAGGGTTTTCATGGTAAGTAGCTTTTATAGCACACCATTCTGGAAACTCATCGCTAAATCCTCTATAATAAAATTCTGCAAAATAATTATTTCTACCCCTTGGAGTAGATATAAAGATTGCTTTAGAGTTTTCTTTATCTAGTGTGGGTCTCAGTGCTACGTTGAAGGCATCTCTACCATCTGTTAGTGCTGCTTCATCAAATATAATTAAATCATAACTTCTACCAACTACTGAGTCTACTTGATTAATAGAACCCATACGAATTGTAGAACCATTAGATAGTTCTATAACTTTATCTTTTGCATTATCTTTAGTAACTTCTAAGTCAAAATGCTTTATCAAATTTCTTTGCAAGTCGAATGATATTTGGGATAGTGAATAGTTGGGCGACATAAGTAGTACATTAGCTCCTGGAACTAAACATACTAGTTGTCCTATGATGTTTGATATGTATGTTTTGCCTTGCCTTCTAGATACGGCTGCAGTAACAAAACGGTATTTGGGACAGTTTATAGCATTGATGATTGCTGTCTGTGATGAATTTGGTTCTATGCCTAATAGTTCCATATAGCCTTCTATAGGTAGTTTTATAAATCTACTGTCTTGGGGATAGTCCATAAGATAATCTGGGACTATATCTGTTCTGCTTATCTCAATCAATGTAATGTTTCGTTGTTAAATAGTTCAAAAGGGTCATCTTCGTCAAAAAGTCCATGCTCATTGCAAAGATTCAGTAAGTATAAGTAGGCACCTGATACAGTTGCAAAGTCTCTTTCTGCATCTGTCATAGGGTTACCTACTTTAGTTTTGTTATGAAGTTTCGAAAGGTATTTTGTAGTAGTCATAGCAGTTTCATCTAACCATGCTTTTCTAACATCAACTCTTTTCATTTTTAGTTTTCAGTTATGCAACCTACACCTAGTATTTCTGCGTGAGCAGCGAATACTTGGTCATCGGGTGATTTCTTTAAAACTATGTCTTCTCCTCCTGCTAAGGATACTGTGGCTAGTGTTGCATCTGCTGAATTTGCTACAGTAATTAATCTGATAGTAGTACCAGAATTAAATAGTCGTACATTTGGTGCTCCACTAAAAGTAGAGGCTCCACCTACGTTAGTTCCGCAAGCTGCTTGGGCTCCTAATAATTTTAAGCTCATTTATTTCTCCGTTTAGGCTATATTGCCTCTTTTTCTAAGTGTTTTTGTAGCAACACTTTATTGTGAACTGTTTTAGGCATATGGAGTAGATGTTGTAATCTTCTACTCCAGTCTAGCCTGTCCTGATATTTGTTTCGTATACTTGAAACAAGAAGTATCAATAAATCTAAGTCTTTGACTAGTTCATTGTGATTAGGCATGGTGTTATCCACAATTATCAGTAGTGACTTTTACTTTCTGTTTAGCAGATATAAGTTTATCTTTTATGTCTACTTGTCCGTCCCAGTTTTTATCAGTACCTTTAATAATATTCCATACTTTAATTAAAAAGTTTTTCATTACCATTTTACCTTGTTAGCCCAATATGCTGCTGACATCTTACCTTTTTTAATATTTCTACGATGTCTAGCTTTGAAAGAAGCTCTTTTCTTTCTCATTTTTGATGACTCACCAGCTTTTCTTTTACCAGCAGTCTTGGCTCCTTGTTGTCCAAAGCGAATAGTCTTCGTTTTCTTTCCAACTTTCGCTACAACTATATGTGATTTTTTACGGTGCTTGGGAGTTCTCTTAGGTTTGTTGTACCCACTAACTCCTGCTCTTTTTAGCTTTCCGTTTTTCTTTTTTCTTTTTATTGCCATTTTCTTCAAACATTTTGCTTAATGTGCCCCACATTTGTTTGTGAGTGACCATTATTTTATCGATAAGTTTCTCCTATTTTCTTCTTCTTCTTACCTTTCTTTTTGCAAAAGTACGAACATTAGTTGGTTTTCCTCCAACTCCTTGTTTGACTTTTCTTTTTCTTCGTACGGCTGACCGTATTTGAGACTTACTCATGCGTGCAGCTTTTGATGCTGGTACACACTTAGGATATCCTTTGCGACTTTTCTTCGCTTTAGAACGACCACAGGGTTGATATTTCCCCTTCTTTTTAGGCGCTCCTATATTTACCCACTTTTGACCAAACCATTTTTTTAATCCAGTTTTAGCCACGTCTATACTTACCTCCTGCTTTCTTGTATTGTCTTACAAGAGATGCATTTGCGTATGCTGAAGGATAAACTGCAAACTTTCTTTTAACTTTTGCTTTTATTCTTGCGTATAGTTTTTTATTTGTGGGTATATTTCTTTTTTTGGCTGAGGACTTCTTTCTTGTTCTGCGTCTAGCAGCCATGGTGTTTCATTCCCTTTTTCTTTTTTCCTCTTTTCTTTTTCTTTGGTCTTCCGACCTTAGAACCGTAAGTTCCTTTACCTTTTGGCATAGTTTACTCCTCTAATGCTTTTTCAGCCTCTGACTTTGAGTCAAATTTATGTGTCGTTCCGTCTTTTTTAAAACACCAATGTTGTCTTTTTTTAAAGATTGGTGAAGAAGATTCTTTCTCAGATGTTTGGTCTACTCCTTTAGTAGAAGCGCTCTTACTGATATCTTTCTTTGTATAGTCCATTTTCATAATTTTTCCTTTACATCGACAATAATTGCCAAATAATGCCGCCTGCTGCAGCTATTCCTGTACTACTAGCTCCTATAAGTATAGTTTCTAATCTAGTAATACTTCGGTCTTGTCTATCAAACCGAATTCCGCTGTCAGCGTCAATTTTCTCTATTCGAGTAAATATGGTTTTCCATCGTTCTGCGCACACAGCCTCATGTTGAGCTAATTCTGCGGCCACATCGTTAACGTCCATTATTTTCTCCCTTAAACACCCGAAATTATTTTTTCGTATGAAGAAATTATATCAAAAGTGAAGAAGAAAGTCAAGACTTATTTTTCGATGGTATATATTTTAACTGGCTCGGACTTTCCTTTGACCGTTACTTCATCTAAAAATTTATAATCAAATCCGTCCACTAAACTGTGCTCAGATATAATTAAATCCGTATCATAGGTCTTACAGCTTGATTCTAACCTTGCTGCTAGATTAACGGCATCACCAAGTACACTATAGTCAAAACGAGTACTAGACCCAAAATTTCCAACAACACATGGTCCTGTGTTGATTCCAGCCCCTGTGTTAATTTGGTCCAGACCTTCTTCTGCGAGTTTATCATTTAATTCTCCTAAGGCTATTCTCATTTCGATAGCACATTCTGTAGCTTTTCTTTCTTGTTCCTCTACATCGAGAGGGGCGTTCCAGAAAGCCATAATGCAATCCCCCATGTACTTATCAATAGTACCTTTATGTTTTAGTATAATTTCTGTTTGGTTATCGAGAAAACGATTAATGAGTAAAGTAAGTCCTTGAGGATTTTTTTGATATTTTTCTGAAATTGGTGTGAATCCTCGAATATCAGAAAAAAGAAAAGTCATACGTTTTGTCTCCCCACCCAATCTCAGTAATGTTGGGTCGTCCTGTAATTTTTTTACTAAGTCCGGACTAACATACGTTCCAAATTGTTGTTTAATTTGTAATCTCAAGAAAAACTGTGTAATGAAATTACGGAATGTAACAATAGTCCAGAATAAAAATCCGATTAAAATTGTGGCTGAAACGTCAAACAAGTAAGAAGATTTAAGTAAATAAGTTGCCAAGTATCCTTGACCAACTAATAAAGCAACCAATATGGGCACGCTGAAATATACACTTCGACTTGCAAAAAGTATTAAAAGCATAGACGCAAGTAATATTCCTAGCTCTGCAGACAAAGCCCATAAAGGTTGACTAAGTGACTTTCCTTCTATTAAATTGTGTAGTACATTTGCTTGTACTTCGTGAGGATACTTTGCTCCTCCAGCAGTAGGTACAGGATTAACAACTCCTTCAGCTGTAACTCCAAAAATCACAAAAGGAGCTCCTATAGGGTCTTGCATAAATTCTGATGCAGTTTGTCTATGAAATTTTATATTAGAGTTAATCCAAATTCTACCATTTGGGTCTGTATTTACTACTGGATAATTTGGTATTCTTAACCACTCAACTCCTATTTCACTAGTCTTAATTTGGTAACTTGGGTCGCCTACCGCAACTCTTAACATTTCTAAGCCAAATGAAGGATAAATTTTATTATTACTTTCTACGACTATGGGCATGCGCCTGACGACGCCGTCTACCTCTGGACTTGAGTTTATTAAGCCTACGCCTTTTGCGTTGAGCTGTAATATTGGTAATTGTCTTAAAATTCCTGGATACTGTAATAGCCATGGTAGTGGGTCCTCTCCTAATTGAGCAGTACCTACATGAGGCCCGGACTCAAATGCTTGTGTTGAAGCTACATAAGCTAACACAGTTGGTTTAGAGGATAAAGAATACGCTAGTTTTTTATCATTTTCTTGTCCCCTTAAATCTGGGTCTGGCATTAGCAGTGTTAGTCCTGGGACTCCTGCAGTTCTATTTATCATGCTTGCGAATAAACTTCTAGGAAGAGGATATCCTTTGTAAGCTTTTATTATTTCTTCATCTAAGTCGACAAGAAGTATATTCTCATTTTGTACTGGTGGTAGTGTTGACATTAAGTAGTCAAAACTTTTTAGTTCTAGTATTTTAAAAGGATAGGGATTCCACAAGAATATTCCTGCTAGTCCTACCATTATCACTGGGTTTATTAGTTTAGTCATATTTATTTATTTGATATAAGTTGTTTATCACTGCTGTAGTTACTGCTATATTCATTACATTAAGATACCATTCCTCATCTGGATTAGTACTAAAAATTCCTGCATAATTTAATGCATAAACTACTATAGCTTTTTGTAATATTAATTCTTCAAGTTCTGGTTTTTTTGGTAATATAGGGTTTCCTTCATATAAAGTATTTCTATTCTCTAAAGCATATATAGTAGACGCTACGTCTAATGCATTTATTGCTATAAAGTATTTGTGTCTTGGATTTTGAAAATCAAAATTGTAAGTA